CAGATACTGCTAAATTTGAAGAACTTTATATCAAATACGAAAGGTCCCGCAGCCTGCGGAAGAAAGTCATGTCAGCAGAAGAAGTATTCAAGTCTGGCATTCTAAAAGAAAGAACAGACACAGGTAGAATTTACTTAGTGTATGTAGACAACGTATCTAATCAAGGACCGTTCGATACTACAGTGAATCCTATCTATCAAAGCAACTTATGTTGTGAGATATTATTGCCTACAAAGCCTTTTAAACGATTAGATGATGATAAGGGACGTATTGCTCTCTGTACACTTGGATCGATCAACTGGGGAGCATTCAGACACCCTGAGGACATGCGTAGAGCATGTCGCATACTACAACGTAGTTTGTGTAACATCTTAGATTACCAAGATTTCTTATCTATTCAAAGTAAGTTGAGTAATGATGAGATACAACCATTGGGTATCGGTGTTACTAACTTAGCATACTGGCATGCAAAACGTGACTATCTATATGGTGACAAAGATGCTCTACAAGATGTTAAGACGTGGATGGAACATCAAGCATTCTTCTTAACTGAAGCGACAGTTGAAATGGCAAAAGTCAGAGGCAAGTGTTTAGATAGCGACAAGACATGGTATGGCAAAGGAACGTTTCCTTGGGAACGTAGAGCAAAAGGTGTTAATAAATTAGCAAACTTTAAACCAGAATGCGATTGGGAATCATTAAGAAAAGATATGAAAGAGCATGGTGTTAGAAATGCAACTCTAATGGCGATTGCTCCTGTAGAATCATCTAGTGTCGTTATCAATTCAACGAACGGCATTGAAATGCCAATGAGTTTAATCTCTGTTAAAGAAAGTAAAGCAGGATCATTGACACAAGTAGTACCAGACTATCATATCAAACGTGTAAGAAACTCTTATCAGTTGATGTGGGATCAAAAAGATTGTGATGCATACTTAAAAACTGCATCAGTCTTAGCGGCATACGTAGATCAAAGTATATCTACTAACACATTTTACAATCCAGCACACTTTAAAGATCAAAAAGTACCTACAACATTGATTGCAAAGAACTTAATGCAGGCACACCAATGGGGACTTAAGACTTTTTACTATTCTTTAATAAATAAAGCTGGAGTCAAAAGAACTGAAGAACAATTACAAGACATAGCAAAACAATATATAGCAGAGCCAGAGTTTGAAGATGATGACTGCGAAGCATGTAAACTTTAAGGAATAGAAATGAGCAAAGAACAATACGATTTATCAAAACAAACAACTTACCTAGACAATAAAATGTTTTTAGACCCAGCTGGCCCTGTAACTATTCAACGATTTGAAGAAGTTAAGTATGATCAGATAGCAAACTTTGAAGAAACTGCAAGAGGCTTCTTTTGGATACCAGAAGAAATCAGTCTTACTAAAGATGCAGGAGACTTTAAAGATGCTAGTGATGCAGTTAAGCACATCTTTACTGCTAACTTACTTAGACAAACAGCATTAGATAGTCTACAAGGCAGAGGCCCTGTGCAAGTCTTTACTCCTGTTGTTAGTCTACCTGAACTAGAAGCACTAATGTATAATTGGTCATTCTTTGAGACTAACATACACTCACGTTCTTACAGTCATATCATTAGAAACATCTATAACGTACCTAAAGACATTTTTGATACTATCCACAACACAAAAGAAATTGCTGATATGGCGTCTTCAGTGTGTGAATACTATGATGCTTTACATGTAATCAACTGTCAAAAAGAAATGGGCAAGAAGATCGATGAAGAAAAACATATCAAAGCAATTTGGATGGCTCTACATGCAAGTTATGCCTTAGAAGCATTGCGATTCATGGTATCATTTGCTACATCATTAGCGATGGTAGAGAACAGAATCTTTATGGGTAATGGTAACATCATATCATTAATCTTACAAGATGAATTACTTCACAAAGGCTGGACAGGCTGGATCATCAAACAAGTTGTTAAAGAAGATCCAAGATTTGCTAAAGCACAAAAAGAATGTGAGAAAGAAGTATACGATATGTATATGGATGTCATCAGAGAAGAAAAAGAATGGGCAGATTACTTATTCCAAAAGGGTCCTGTAATTGGTCTTAATGCAAACATTCTGAAAGAGTTTGTAGACTATACAGCATTAGAATCATTAAAAGCAATTAACATTAAGTATCAAGCTCCTGCTCCAAAAGCAAGTCCTATCCCTTGGTTTAATAAGCATAGTGATACTAGTAAAAAACAAACTGCTTTACAAGAGAATGAATCAACTAATTATGTAATAGGAGTCATGTCAGAATCACTTGACTATGATGAGTTACCTGAGTTAGCATAAAATTTATTTGACCGCTACAAATCGTATTAAATATACATATAATATTAACTAGGAGAGAAAATGAAAGCCATTGTATGGAGCAAAGATAACTGCACTTATTGCGATCAAGCAATAAAATTACTAGACGCAAAAGGAATAGATACAGAAATAAAGAAAATTGGGGCAGGTTATACACTACAAGACTTGTTAGAAGTTGTACCTAATGCTCGTACTGCACCTCAAATCTTTTTAAATGAAGAATATGTTGGTGGATTTACTGAACTCAAACAAAAACTGGAGTCCTAATGGAAAACAAAGCAATATCGGATATTAAAATCGGACAAGTATACACTCTTAAAATTTTTAGTGGTGAAGAAGTAGTAGCCAAAGTTGAAGGCAATGAAGACGGATGGCTTGAATTATCAGATCCAGTATCATTAGCACCTAGTCAAACTGGAATGGCATTAGTTCCTAGTGTTTTTTCTGCAAATGCGACAAAAAACGTAAGACTAAATACTCTTAGTATTTCTTTTATTGCAACTACAGCAGACGAAGTTAAAGACAAATATAGAGAAGCAACTACAGGTATAGAAGTACAAGAAAAGAGAATATTGACAGGATAATTTTTAATGCCAAAATTGAGCCGAAAAGACGACAAGAACACGACAGGCGGCAAGATTTTAAATGGAGCCGGAACTGTCTTTGCTGAAGGCAAACCAGTTGGTCTTCATGTTAGTGATATAACACCCCATAAACCCAAGCCAAAAGAGAAACCTCATAAAGCGGCAAAGACTACTGAAGGTAGTCCAACTGTATTTGCTGAAGGTAAACCAGTTCTCAGAGTAGGATCAGGCAATGATTGCGGGCACAAGATCGTTGACGGTTGTGCTACAGTATTTGTTCCTTAGGATAATATATGGCTGATACAGGTAAACAAAGTCCATTAGGCATGAACGTATTAGGAGGCATCCTACAGAATAGATGTCTTCAAATCAATCCCAATGCTGAATTCTTTATGGGCATTAGTAAATCAAACTCTGATTACACATACGGAGAATTGATATCTGGCACTATACTTAGAATGCTTACATGGTCTATCAACGATGGTTATACAAGAGGTGTTATAACTGATGCTACGTATAATAATCTTATCTCAATAAGCGGCAACAACAATGAATGTCATGCATTAGGTAATTCAAAACCACCTACTTATATAGCAGTTGATCCGTCAAGTTCATGGGCAACCAATGGAGCAACAGCAGATTGCAAAGCAGTTGAATTCGGAGTATCTCAAGGTGTTGCTGGATCACTGCCGGCACCCGCAAACGCAGGTTATTCAGTAAAAGGTGATACAGACTTCGGTCAACAAGCAACATGGTTGCCCTATGACACTACGAATGCTAACAAGAGTATTACTCAATGGGGATGGATTAGATGTCATGCTCTACAAGCACATAACGAATTTAACTTTCATGCAAAAGTAGGATCAGAGAATGCAAACTTAGACTCTAATCCAGATCCACAGTACGAAAACTTCTGTGGATCATTTAACGAAGCCGCAAGTTTTTGTCAATATACGAACAAAACAATTACAACAGCAAGTAATGCTGAGACATTCTTAGAAGGCACATTCTCTAATATGAATGATCTTATTACTGGTGATGTAACTGGAGTAAGTTTATTTACTGACGGTCTTTCTAAAGATTTACAGGATTTACAAAAAATATTTGACTTCAAACGATTAGATCGATTTGGATATCCTTCTACATTGTTGCAACAATTATATCAAGCAGGCGGACTAACACAAGACTTAAACTTAACATTAGGTTCAGCAGGGCTATCAGCAAAAGAGATTAGAACTTTGTCGGCCGCACAAACTCACGGCAACCCTTCACAAGAAAGAAAAATATATACTGCATTTTTAGCAGTTACAGGTATTAACTTAACAACATGTGTAAGTTCATTAACATCATCGGCTTTAATTCTAAATCGTGTAATATCAGATTTTCAAAATGCAGATACAATACCTATTCGTACATTAGCAGATTTACTAGACCCATACAGATTGTTTACTAGGGCTTGGTCAACATTGACAGTTCCTGTATACAATGACGAAGTTGGCAGACCGACTGGATCAAAAACATATTACTTGATCTATAATGACAACGGCTCAGTAAATAGTGCAATCAATACAGATGCAGTTAAAAGTATTGTCGGCACATTGATTACTAGAGGAGCTCCAGACATAAACACAGGTACTGCATCTGACTTGCCCTCGACTGAATTACCCACAGGGTTCGATTCATATCTAGGTGGAAGCAACATAGTTATTCCTGCTAACATAGGACTAGCGGCTGCCGCACTTAGATATTCTTTCTTACAGATTAGTAATATAGAACAAATTACACCCGGTACGTTAGGAAATTGTATAGCCGCATTAGAAACAATGTCTGATGTAGGCGTTGGAGCAGACGGAACAGAACCAACAGCAGAAGCACCTCTATCTAAGCCTGTTAATAAAAGTTTAGTATCAGAAGTACCATTGCAGATGGGTCTAGGCTCTGGTCCCGGTGGTGCATTTAGTATGACTGATTTCTTTGGCAACATGACAGGTGTCCCTTATGCATGGAATCTGTTATATGATATTCTTGCAGGTAACCAAGAACTAGAATCTAGCGGTACTCAAGGTATAACTGCTAATGCAAACCAATCTAATTTGGCAGCCATTTATCAACAATTATACTTAGCATTATCATGGGAACAAGCAACTATTAGTCCTATCTATACTGGTGCAGGCCCTTATGTTGTAACTGGTTGGACTATCACTAACGCAGGTGGTGGTTATGGAAGAGGTGGAGCACCTGATCCAGACATCTCATTCTCAGATGGACTAGTCGGTACATGTGATATAGGAAGAAGTGATGAAGACTCAGGCAGTACAGGTACATTCGGTAGAGTAATAACTATTACTGGTGCTACGGGTACTGTTGCAAACATACCTACAGCAACAATTGAGACTCCCCCATCTGGAACTTATGCTTGGCTTCCAGCAACAGGCGGAACTAATGGTGGAACTATTAACTTTAATACTGTAACTCAATACTATATCGATGCCGCAAATAGTGAGATTACTACTATTGCAACGAGAAATGAGAATCAATCGGGAATTAAAAATATCAATGTCATTTGGGATATAATGGGTAAGCAAATGAAAGTTGAACAACGCACTAGATACAATTCTTTAGGTCGAGTAGAAATAGAAAGAGATCCTTTTATCTATAGTAACCAAGATTTAGTAACTTTTGTAGATAGTATACCTGATTATTCAGACTATCAAAACACAAACACAGTAGATGCAAGAGTAACATTAGAATCAATCGTAGACAGAAACTGTGATGTAGGACAAAACATTGTTGCTCAGATGAGACAGGCAAGAAATGAAAAAGCACTTTCAAGTTGCGGTATTCCTGTAAACAATAATATTCCAGACTCACTCTCAGAGTTTGATGCATCATTAATTCAAACAAACGGTACAATAGAAGGTGTCAAAGAAGGAATAGAGTTAGATGGTAAAGAATGGATGAACCCTAAATGGGTAAATGTGATCGGACCCGGACTTCCCCCTTTTACTCCACCAGGAGGAGTAGTAGGACCAGGAGACTTTACTCCGATAAATTCAACTGTTCCTGGAACGTTTGCTCCTCTATTTAATAATGTTGAGTTCCCGCAAATAGGGCCTCTAGTATCAGCTGGTATCCCTAATACAATTGTTGGTGATCCATTTACTGGTGATTTAGATTTTGATATAGGTCCAGCCGGAACAGGTGGTATAACGACAGGCGGAGGAGGAGTAGGTGCTGATGGCGTAGGACTTGATGGCGGTGGCGGTGATGATGGATCTAGGCTACCACTAGGTACTATTACCCCAGGCTTTGACAATAACGGCATTCCTCCAGGGCAACCAAATCCTCCTTATGTACCTGCACAATCGGCACAAGATGCAATAGACAGAGTTATTCATTGTAACTGTGATTGTTGGGACCTAATCGGTTAAAAACTTTTTCTACCTACCCCTTGACAAGTATTAAATATTAGTATACAATTATACTATAGAGGA